GGGTTATCTTTTTTATTTAAATCTGTATTTACCATTTTCTTTAACCACGTTTAAATCCTTCATATATTTAGCTAAAGCTTTCTTTCTATCGTGTTTAGGATTGAATTCTAAAAACCATTGTCCATTTCTTATTTCGTATCTATAACCCATAATAACTTCGTGGTAGAATCTTAGTGTAGCTAAATACATAAATAAATTATGTCCTAATACATCCTTAATTATATCTTTCAGATAAGGCTTCTTTAGTATGATGCCGTTTTCCCAGCCTTGTTCCATTGTACAGTCTATCTCTAATTGTCTATCCCACTGTGTTCCTGGGACTAATGCTATATTTAAGATTCTATTACCATTCTCTCTTGTAGAAATTATTTGTCTACTTCCTACTATGTTAAAATTAAGTCTTAATGGCTCTATATTATACATACTAGAGAATTTACTAAATCTAGGATCAGTACTACCTTTGAATATACCATTATTGTAAGTATTTACTACATGTATATTTATGAATCCAGATGAATGAGGATCTTTAGAGTAATTATCTAAGAATTCTTTAAGCTCTCTACTATAATTTTTCATATGAGGTTTATGTATTTCCGAAGCTATTTTTATGATCTCTTTATTTATGTTTATGTCAGTTATTATATTACGTTTTTTCTGTAATATATTAAATCTATCTTCTAGACATGTCTTAATAGTCGTCTGTACATTAACCGCTACAACTGGATTATCCCAGTTATCTATATTATCTGCCAAATGTAAGAAATTAGGATAGTCTTCTTCCTCACCTTCATATCCGTCAAACTCATCTGAACTTCTAATATGGTCAATATATACCTCAGACGGTACTAGCCACTCTTTCAATGTTTCTACCATTTTATCTGTATATTTCTTAGCTATTACTACATCCATTCTTCCACCATGAGATGTAGCTAAATCGACTACTGCTAATTCAGCATTGTCGTATATTTTAACAATATCTTTCTCATTATCTTCGTGTATTCTTACCGATACTAATTCTTTACCCTTAGTAGAAGTTAAGTCTATATATTTTCCATTATCTATAGTTATTTTACATCTACCGAAGAATGTACTACGCTCTACACTAAATTTAGATATATCTTTAGCGAATATCTCGAATGGTAAAGCATTCTTAATATATTCTTGAGCTCTATTATATATTACATCAAACATCCCGTGCTTAGAATCCATAAATCCGAACATATTGAAGAAGAAATTTAATTCATAATTGTAATATTTCATATTATGAAGATCTAACGGACAATACTCTAATACCTCATTATTTCCTTCACCGCTTGTATCCACTCTTACGAGTTTAATTACAGGATCCCCTGCTAAGAAGTCTAATACAAAACTATAGGCACTTCCATCGATTTTTCTTCTCATTTTTATTAAGTTTCTACTGTAAATACGTTCACTATTATATGTAATATTATCTTGTGGATCATCTATATCGAATTCTCCTTTTCTTAGATAGTCTCTAAACATTCCCCAGTTCTCTTTATGTAATAAATTAATCTCTTTAGAATCATTGTCGTAATTAATCCAATTTAACATTTCCCATAATTTATCTAAATATCCAGCTACGTAAGATCTAGCCAAGCTTCTTTCCATATTATCATAGTATGTAGAAGCCATATACATAGAAGTAGTAGATTTGCTTATGATATCTCCTAATTTCCAGTGTAGATTTATATTCCATATTTTTTCAGAAACTTCTCCATACTCTCCTTGTATTTCCTTTCTTACATCATATATAAGAATCTTGTCAACATTTGTTGAATAATCACTAATTTCTATTTTTACATCTTCTCCAGACTTCTTATATACGTGCATATTATCTATTCTGGAGACACAAAGAGAATGTAAAGTTCTACTATAGTATATAACATTACTAGTGAGTGAAATTGTTTTAGAATTTTGATATTCTTTGAATATTATTTTATCTTTATGCTTCTCTATATCGTCTTTATAATATTCGTATATAACAAACATTACTACTTCCCCGTCACTAGTCTCATATTGTTCGTTAGGATCTTTAGGACACCATAATCTAGTCTCAGTAGAACATACTGGCCACTCTGATCCTTCTTTAGCTTTTAAGAAGACATCACCTTTGTCTTTTATCGTTTTCATAAATTCTAAAAAATCTTTAGTCTTTTTCATAATTAAAATCCTCCTATATTTTTATTAAGTAATTAATCAGTTCGACATAAAAAGCCTCCCCTAAACGGAGAGGCAAATTCTTAATCTAATAAATAACCTATACCACTAAATAATAATGCTAATACTCCAACACTAATAAACGTAAGCATAATCAGTATAGCCCATCTGTAAAATCCATATATAAATTTTTCTAACAATCCTTTGGGGTTATCGTCGTATTCTTCGCTATCGTATCCCATACATATTCCTCCCAGTATTATTCATTCATAATTACTTCGGTTGAATATCCCCTAGATTGTATTTTTCTTTTAAATACTCTATTGCTTCCTCTTGAGTAGTAAATTCTTTATCTATTGTAAATCTATTGCTTGCAATATCGTATTTCATTGCTCTTTTATAACATAGAGATTCTAGAATATCCATTTGTGAATAATAGGATCTTACATTTTTCTTCTGTAAATCGTTGAATAAAATATCTTCTAACGACGCATCCCACTCTAATTCTCCACCATCATAACCAATTAAGATCATTCTTCTAGGTCTATAGAATTTAAATTTACCATTCTCTACAATTACTTCTGCTATAACGTGATTTATAACCCAATTATCAATAAAACCTTCGTCGAATCTTCTAATATTGACTTGTAGTATATCGGCTCTGTCATATATTTCTACTTCGAATATAGAATTATCTTTTATATGTTTTTTCCATTCTTTTACGGTACCTTCGTCGTAACGATTTACATCACATATCAGATTTATTAAAGCTTCTTTTTCTTCAGGATACACTATATAATTTTTAGATTCTCTAGCTTCTCTAGCTAAGCTATTCTTCATAGCTACATGGTAAGAAGATAAAGTATAAGGATAAGTAGCATTATCGTCTTTAGTTGGATGTGTCAAAGCTTCCTTGACAATCTGCTGCTCCGCTCTGATGTCTATGTAAAAAGGAAATTTCAATTCAGCAGGTTCTGATAACATTTTACTCAAATAGAACTGAGATACATTTACTGCATTAAATACTGGGTATCCTACAACACCAACGAATTTAAGCTGTATATAAATTATTAAATCAGTCAATGAATTAAATGTGCTAGATTTATTCAAGTTAACTCCATATTCGTTTTTATCTCTAGGTAAATTATAAGGTCTCAGTCCATAGAATTTGTTCCCACTATATTTATAGCTACTGATATAGAATCCACTATCGTTTCCGAAATCTATTTGAGTTTCGCTATAGTCTGTACCAATTAGATTAGTATATTTGAATTTACGACCAAATACCGCTTCCACTGGTTCTATAGATTCATAATATTCGTAAGCTTTCTTTAATATAACTTCTCCTACTGATCCTTCTTTTTTTAATTGATTAAATATATTAGTCTCTTTTTTGAGTGCGTCGTCTAATCTACTCATAGTCAATTCTATTTTATTATTAGGAACTAATTCCTCATAGAAGTAAGATTGTCTACCTTTCTCTATATTATTATACGATACCTTAATTGCTGGTCTACCTAAATATCTCTCACAAGATAATTTAATATTATTTATCTCCAATAAATCGGCACCGCTACATTTTAAAGGATTCATTTCTTCTATATAAGATTCTTTTACCTTACCTTTAACTGTATTTAACATTACACGATAAGTGTGGTCGTCTTTTATTTTTGGCAGAGATCCTCTTTCTGTTAAAGATATTAAGTCATCCGTATAAGTATAGAAATAACTATTCGATAAATACTCATTTATATCCTTTCTAATTTGCTCCACAAACTCTTTATCTAATCCACCATGTGTTAATAACCATTTTTCTAGTTTAAGTATTACTTCCGATACGACTAAACCATCTTTACCAGTCATCGTAATATTCATATTTGAATTCATTCTTAGTCTATTAAGGAATGCATGACCTTTACTTAACCTACTCATTTTTTCGAAATCGTTTTCGTATATACTATAACATTGATCATCCATATAATATTCTAGTACGTGACATTTTAACGCTGGATTAAAATACAGCCATATCCCGAATCCCATTTTATTCCAATTTACTCTATCATAATTCTCGAACATTGTTACTGAGTAAAATAAAGGAACACCGTCCAAACTGTCTACACGATTAAATCCTCTCTCGATTGTAGACTTATAAACCACNCATCTTAGTCCACCACCAGCTATCTCTCGTTTTTCACCTTCTAAGCTTGGCAGTAATTCATAAAAATTTGTATTCATATCGAATACCTCCTTAAAAAAAATATTTATAATTATTCATCGATTATAATAAGATAAAATAAGATACTTTCCCACTCCACTCTTAGGTATTCGTATCCTATTTTATCTAAATCGACGTTAATTATTCATCATCTTTATTCTTAATAAATTCAGCTATTTCTACTACTATCAAAGTTATAACAGATATAACAGCTAAAATTCCTAAGAATTCCACTATATTCACAACTAACTCCCCCTTTCTATTTAAGCTACTTCCTCTATAGGAGTGTTTTCCATTGCTAATATAATATCTTCTATTAATTCTTTAAGAAATTCTTCTTTTTCGTCCATCATAAATCCTCCTTAATCTATGAATTTTTCTATATATTCTATAATGATCTTCTCATCTTCTGTAAATTCTAAGTTAGCGTCTAAAGAATATACTCTAACGGCATTATTTCCATTTTCTGCGATAAAGAATACTTTATTAGCCTCTCTATCTAATACTACAGAAATTCTATCTCCATTTTCTATATATCTAAGAATGTCATTCTCTCTTAAATACTTAGCTTCTTTTCCTGTTACACTACCGTCTGAACATCTGAGGGCTAGTAATCTATCCCCAAAGTGTTCCTTTATTTGTTTTTCCATCTTCTTCTCCTTCTAACCATGTGTATGATTTATCAAATAATATATCTCTTAAGACACGGAACAACTTCATTGCTCCGTAAGTATTAATAGTAAATTTATTTCTTGTAAAGGTTTTATTTAAAGCACTAATAACAAATTTTCTGTCAAGATATATCGACTCTTTTTTAACATTATATAATTTACTAAGTAATTCTTCTTTAGTTAACGATAACACAGAATTCGCTTTATCTATATGTCTAATCGTAGCTAAATAATCGTCGTTTTCTATTACACTAAAATCTAATTGCTCTTTCTTAATATCCCAGGTAATAAATACCCAAGCTGTGTCTCCTGCAATATAGCTATTAGATACTATAATAAATCCTAGTAATTTTTTATTAAGTTTCTTTTCTGCAGGTGACAACTCTTTGTCTAATTCTGGTTGTCTTTCTATTAAGAATTTAGGAAATCCTTTTCTCATTTTTATTCTCCTTTCTGGAGTTCTGTTTCAATAAAGAAATTGAAATCTGTTTTTTGTACACCCATTATATCAGCTAATTCCTTCAAGAATATTTCTTTTGACTCATTGTCTATTATTATAGGAGCTTTATTCTCAAGAGCCTCAAACGCCCATCGTAAATAGTCTGCTAAGTCTCTATAAAAAATTATTGATTTACCATCTTTCTTGTAATTTGCACATATTCTTTCTATTATACTTAGTTTATATTCACTCACTGGGTAGTTTAATTCCAGATAGTACGTCTCTTTTTCAGTTTCTTGTTCAGTATGTGTGTCTTTGGTTCTCTTAATATCTTTTTTTATCCATATTGAGTGAGTCTCAAGTCCACCAATTTCACCTGTTAACCCAATAAATTCTTCTTTACCATTTAGTGGAGAGCTAGTCCCCACTGTTATCAGTCTTTCTTTCTTATCTGTATTTTTCATATTTATTCACTTCTTTCTGATGAATATTGTCTTAGTGTGTTAGCCGCTGGATACTTCTTTTGTAGTCCTACTCTATTCTTTAAATAAATGAATACTTTAGTTACTAAAGTTATATACTCCTTTAGCTTTTTATTAGAATTATAATCAAAGTTAATTCCTTCTGCATAAAGATTCTCTAATACTTGTTTTATTTTACCAATTATTCTTTCTGTATCATATTCTGAATCTCCTGTAAAGAAATCCAATAATTTAATCGTGGTATTAAACTCATTATCATCTTTATACTCTACATTGTATAATTTCAGAATTCCTAAAGACTCATTAGGGTTATGCTCTACTCTTATATTAGATTTTAATCCAGTTTTTTCTATAAATATATTTAATGACTGACCTCCTAAATTACCATTATCTTCTAAAGATATCGTAGGATTCCCCCAGTCAGGATTATTAACTTCCTTTTTAAATATACTCTGTCTAGATGGATGTTCTGGTCTAGGACCCTTTGCTGGTGGGTTAGTTCCTCTTTCTCTAGTGTTTTCTAAATCTTTTCTACTAAAAATACTCATAATAATTTCCTCCTCTAATTTATTTATTTTATTTAATATTATTTTTCTCTACATATTCCATAATTCTATCGTATCCATTAGCTTCTGGATCATCTTTACAAATTAAATTTAAATCAAATGTTAATGGTAACATATTTTTCGAAATATCGTTTTCGTCTTTTTCTCCTATAGTTGTAACATATCGTAATTTCAATTGTAGATCAACATTTGCATTTTTATAATATACTAATAAATATTTTTTAGCTCTTTCAGACATTGCTTTTATATGACCTATAATATCACCATCTTTGTCGATACTGATATTTGTGATTAGTATATCCTTTTCGTATTTAATCATAACTTCATTTTGATCATGTGGTGCTTGTAAAATCGGGCCAAATAAATTACCTGAATCAAGCATCTCTCTGAAAGGATTTTTATTAATTAAATTAGACACCTCTTGTATTGTTAATTTTCTTTCTAAATTATCAATTACAACTGGTAATTGTAATCTTGGTATTTTCATAATATTTCCTCCTTCAATAATTAATATAAGTACTCAAATACGTATCCGAATGTATTATTTTGTCCTACTCCTATGTACAGTATTTCTTCACATTCAAAATCAAATAGTGCAGGGTATTTTTCTAATCCCCTAGAAACGTTTAATTTCTTATTCAATACATAAAGTATTCTTTCGTTTAAAGTTTTAAACAACCAATCTCCTTCTGCCTCTAAATCATCACCTTCTACGAATTCTTTTTCGTAAGGCCACAATATACTTTCTAAGTCTTTTGCTATTTCCCAAGAATTCTCATCTACTATAAAACAAAGATCTTGTAAATCACCATCATTTTCTATCGTCATTATATGCATATGCTTATTTTTAAAGACGTTATTCTCGTCATCTTCGTCTTTTAATTTCTCTATCATACATACATAATAAGGTAATCTACTACCTATTTCTTTAATGTGATCTTGTCTTTGATATAGATAAATATCTACTTCCACATTACTATTTTGTATATTAGATAATCTTAAGAATCCTACAGATCCTAAATCTTTATCAGTTAATTGTTGTAACATCTTTTTGATAGGTCCGTTTATTCTATCAGTTATATTAACTCCTTTTTCTGGTTTGTTGTTATCTAAAGTAAATGATAAATCTACGGTGATGGATCTTATCGTAGAATTAATTACATTCCCTTCTTCGTCTCTAGCAGCTACGTATCTTAACACTAACTCTTCTTTAGTTTCCATATTATGTTCTTTAACTATATCTATAGTACCTGAAATAAATTCCTTGTCATTCTCGTGTAATATAGACACCTCTGCTATAGGAAATCCCTTTTCGTCTAGTTTAATAGATTCAACAAATATTTCTGGTTTATTAACTTCCACTAATTTACACGGAGCTAATGATTTACTTAGCATAAAATTACCAAATAATTTCTTTCTTTCTAATTTAGTTCTAAATACGTAATCTTTTAAAATTCTTTTCCAATCTTCTTTAGTCAAATCTTCTTTTAATCCTTTTACAATAATAGGTGCTGTAATATCTTTTAACATAATTAAAATCCTCCTAATTTTATTTTTTTAATATAAATTATATTTCTTGCATTCTTCAATAAATTTATTTTCTTCTTCTTTTATAAGCTTATTCCAATGGTCTATTTCGTCTTGTGTTTTAGCTTTACTAAGTCTATCTTTAATAAATGCTATTTCTTGTAAGTGTTCCCATGCTAAATCTGCTGTAGTAAAGTCTGCTTTTATTAGCTGTTCTGGTCTAGCTGGTTGAAGTTTTAGTAATTCATTATAAGTCATAACCAAAATCCATCTAGCCTCATCATCAAATTTAGATATCACATGTAAGAATGTACTTTGATCCATACTAAATGCTGGGTACGCCCTACCTTTTTTGTCAGTATATTCAATCTGCTCAACTTTGAGCTGATTAAAAAATCTTGTGTTTCTCATATTTTCTAGTATGTTTCTAATGTCCCTTAGAACGTTACGGTGTTCTCTACCTGTTACTTTTGCTATATCAAGACTAGTGGCAAATGCTCCTGCCGGTCTTTCATCCGATAAATAATTTGCTATAATTTCATCCATATTAGCAAACAAGTTTTCATTCTGTTTCATTTTAATACCTCCCATTTTTTTTTTTAGATAACGGATTGCTCGGATTTGAACAATCCTCATTTTTACATATATTTTTGGTGTGTATTTATATTATATTTAATTAAATTCGGTGTCCTCCGTTTTGAGTGCTCCTATCTACTAATTAAATTTCTCTTTCTTACGTTCATAGTATTCCATATCGTAAAATACAGCCTCTCTGTTTAAGTAACCGTGCAATTTAACAATACAACATCTTATTCTAAAAGATCTTCTCGCATATCTGGACATTAACTGTAATACTCCATTAGTCGATATTTTAAATTGTAGGCATCTTCTATTATTTCTCGTAATGTAAAACGACTCATCAAAAAGCTTAGTTACATCTATTCCTCCTAGTGACTTCAACTCTTCACTTTCTTGTTTTATATCATTTAACATATTATAGTAGTCTTTGTCTATAGGTAAATTTTCTAGAAACTCCTCTAATTTTTCATTCTTCTCTTTTTTAGCCATATCTAGCACCTCCTTTCTTATAATTTAGTAAACGACATAAAAAGGAGGCCGATTATCCGACCTCCAAGAATAGACATAAACTAATTTACTTTAACTATATTTGTTTGCTGCTTTATTGATAATATTTTCAATTTCTTTATCTGTTATATTTTTCTTTTTAGCAACAACCGCTGGTTTCTTAACTGTAGTTGGCTTTGTAGCTGGTTTATGACTGTGAGAATCTGCTATTTGTTTAGCATCCTTTTTAGTATCTACAGTATTACAGTTGCATTTAGGTTGTTGTTTAGGAGCTTCTGCTTGTTTATTATCTTTTTTCTTAAATACTTTCTTAAGATTTTTTTCTACTGTAGCAAATATAGAATCCTTTTCTTCATGTTTATTATGATAATTAGCTTTTAAAGAATAGTCTGTATTATACATAATATAAGACTTCTCTTCACTAATATATCTACTTCCTCTAGTAGATCTTATCTCATTTACGTCTGGATTCTTCTGTATACTTTTAGCAGTCTTAACGTCTACGTAAAGTGTACCTTTCTTCCATGATTTATTTTTAGCTCCATTTACTCTACATTCAGCAGGTATCTCTAATACAACTGTATCATCGTCTCCGTGCTCTTTAATACCTTTTCTTATTTCACTTCTTACTTTAGAGTCTATACTACAACTCATACTACTTACTTTTCTAGGTGCAGGATTAGTATTATTTGTCTTTCCTTTACTGAAAGTATTTGCTCCTACTAATGCTGATGCTCCTACCACAATTCCCATTAATTTGTTATTTTTCATAAAATATCATCCTCTCTTTTTATTATTATTTTTTATATTTTTTAAATACTTAATCAACATAAATAAACTTCTTAGCAAATTCATTATAGTTAAAACTACTAGAATTGATAAAAGTTTACTGTCTGTCATAATAGCTATTACTACTGACATTGCCACACAGATATCCCATATACTAAATACCAAAGGATGAGCTTTGTCAAAATTATACAATTTATCCCATAAGTTATCTAACATTATCTGTTGTCCTTTCTACTACCGTTACCCCATTCCACTATAGTAATCTCTACATTGTGTCTTTTTATTATACCTTGACTTAAAGGTGCTATTTTACTAAAAGCCCCTCTACTTAAATCAAATGTACGACCTTTAATATAAGGTCCTCTATCGTTTACTCTAACGACTACACTTTTCCCTGTGGCTTTGTTTGTTACTTTTACCTTTGTACCAAATGGTAGTGTCTTATGAGCTGTCGTCATGTCCCATTGATTAAATCTTCCTCCTGTAGCTGTCTGACTACCGTGTAAACTTCCTCCATAGTTTGATATATCCCCTATCAATATGTGGACCCGATCTTGATATTTTACTTTCCCATCATTTACAGCAAGATCTTCTGGTACCTGTTTCGTATTAAATATTCCTTCTTCTTTATCTAAACTTCTTTCGTTTCTTTCCATAGCTTGTAGTGACTCGGATCTTGTAGCTCTTTGAATTTCCTCATCGATTTCTGCGATCGTCATAGGACGACTTTTAAGATTATTCTCCTTCATTATTTTTTCTACTTGACTTAATAATTTATTAATCTCCTTTTTACTTCCATTTTTCTTTTCCAGCTCTCTTACTCTCATTATTAAAATTTCTACTTGCTTTTCCGGCATCACCTTGGTTGTATCTGTTTGAGCAAAAATACTAATACACAACATAATCATCATAAATCCTAATATCTTTTTCATTACTATTTCCTCCTGATTTGTTTTTTATTCTAATATTTCTGCATCTTCTATACCGTCAGTAATCTCGCCTATATTTCTGGATCTAGAATTCTTTATCAATTCTAATTCTTCATGTAAATAACCTAAAACATCCGTTATTTTCTGGATTTGTTGTTCTAAGTTGGTGACTCGGTCATTTAGCGAAATTATATTCTGACTATTAGAAGATACCATGACCATCATAGTTTGTGTTCCACGAACGGTCCCTTGTACTGTTTTTATTTGTCTTTCTAATTCTTCTAATTTCTGCGTTACTTCCCAATCATCTGTCATAGTCCAATTATTCTCCTCTCTTTTGCGGACGTGCAACATACGCCCTCCTTACTTCCGTTTATAGGAGTAAGGAAGGCAATATTTTATTTATTGTGTGGTTTGTCAGTGGAACCTATTCCACCATCTCTGATTGGTTTCTCCATATTGACTAAAACGTCATCGTCTGTTATTTCGTATTTCTTAAACAATATTTGAACGATTCCGTCTCCTGCCTTTAACTCCAATGCTCTAGGTCCAAAGAAATATAAAGGTATTTTGATAGTGTCTTTATAGTCACTGTCAATAATACCTACACTATTCATTAATTGTGTATACTTCTTAACACCTACGCTACTTCTAACGTACATTTCTGCAACGTATTCAGGACTCATTTCTATTTTTATATAAGAATCTACTACGTGACATCTAGTACCAGTATTCTTCATAACAAAATCTACTGGCATTTTTATGTCGTATCCCGCTGATGTACGTCTTTTTCTTTCTGGTATAAGTACCTGAGGATTATCTTTAATCCATTGAGGTACTTTAGGATCATTTTTTAATCCTTCTTCATCGATGATAAATCTGATCATTAAATTAGTTCCTTTCTTTAATATTTGTATTGATACTCACATTTAGCGTTAACTATGTGAGGTTTTGTAAAGAATATGTTGCTCTTAATCCCTTGTACTTTAAGTCTGCATTTTCCACCTTTAATGAGTTCTACTTCATTAAACTTATACATCGTCTGATCATTATAGTACACCGATGAGTGTTTGAAAACTCCTCTACTCGTATATACGATTTTATCTCTAGAAAATGGTAGGGGATTTTTCATCACTTTTTTTATCGTTACATTGTCATAAACGAATACCCCAAGTGTACTACAGTAAATCCTACCGATAAAGAATCCAGCTAAAAGTAAGCCGAATAAGAGCTTTATTCTTCCTTTCATATACATGTCCATAGCTTGTCCTCCCATCCGTTATCAATAATAAAAAACGGGTTAAGACACTTCTTCTATAACAGGATCTTCACAGAAGCCTTTATATAACGTTACAGCAGCATTATTACTTGGTCCTATCTTAGGATTGTATTTAATCTCTACTGTGTTTATAATACTTCTTGTAGGTCCTAAGGACTCATATATTCTTTTTCTCTGGTCTGGCGTATCCCATACAATTACCGGCAACGTATCTCCGTCATAGTCGGCGTTCATTGAAGGAGCGATAAAGAAGTTATGTCTCATAACCATATCGTCTGTCAGACCATAGATCTTTAATCCTAATACTGATGTCGTGTAAATACACGGCTCTCTATTTATGTAAACATATGGATTCTTGATCTTAGGAAATATTTCATATCTAAACATTCCACGTTCATCTGGTGTCATGTTATAGTTGATATTTAATATATCACTTATTTTATTAGGAGCTATCTTCATTTTCTTACATATAGAAGTAACGTCCTTAGCGAATGTTGCTCTTACGAAATCTAACGGAAGTCTTAGTCCATCTACTGGAATTAATTCATCAGTAGAAGCTTCTAATACTAATCTTCCTGAATTATCTACCCTCGGAGTAGCAGCGTCTGTTCTCCAGAATGATTCCTTATCTCCTCCAAGTTCTTTAAATAGCTCTTGGATTATCTTTCCCATAGATTGAGTAATAGTTTTTAATTTATTTATCAATCTACTTTTAATCATATTAGGATCTTCATTAATAGCTTTTATACATGCAGATATCTTCATATATTCACTATTAATTCCTGATTGTCTAACATCTGGTACTCCTAATTTCTCTTTGATCTCCATTGTTCTAAAATTCTTAGATATTACTGGTAGAGCACTTACATACCACCTATCTTCGTATTTCAATAGAAGCTCTTTATACTGATTCATATATTTAATAATAAAGCTCTTTAAAGCTTCTTTATTAAAGAACAAATCTTTCCATTTAAAGTCTTCTATTTTAGCTATATTTTCTTTATTAGCCTTTTTCTTACCTCCGTTAAGCTTCTCTATTAAAGTAGCTCCTTTATAGATATGCTCATACATTAAATAGCATAAATATGGATGTAACATTTTGATAGGTTTGAATGCTGCTCTTTCTTCTTCCGTAAGACTCATTGTATTAGGATCTCTAGGGTTAATCCAAAACCATCCAATCGCTTTAGGTTTAACTCTTTCTACAATTGTCCCACAACTAGGACATTCGTCATATAAGTGATCACTTCCTGATAGATTACCACATCTACAGGAATACATATTAACTAACGTATCATCTTCATCCTTAATAGATAATCCAAATTTCCAAGAAAAAATACTATCAACACTTGACAATTTCTTAAGTTTCTCTACCGTGGCTCTGTCGTAATAATCGTTATAATAGTCGATAGAGTCATCGATAAGAAACCCATCACCGTCTAATGAAACAGATTCTCTCATTCTTTTGTCGATATCCATCAAATTTACATACACACATTTTTTCATTTCTAACATTCCTCCTCTTTCTGAAAATAAATAAAACTGTCCTCCTTTCTGCTAAATTATGTGGTTTCTAATTTAATGGTCACTTACATAATATATAATTTCATTTAAGTAAACATTCTCTATTGAAAAAAAAAAAGAAGGCGAATTAACGCCTATTTGTTTGGTGACGGAGAGCCGCCGCATACGCCGTACGATTCTCCTCAATTATTCTCCCGAGACGTTGCACGTAAGCATGTGTCTCATCGAATTTTTGTGATTGAGGATTCATGTTCACCATAACCTCCTCCAAAAATTTCTTTTCTTTTTCCCACTTCTCGAAATTAGTTTTCGAGAAAGTGTAATAATTTCCTCTTCTATCTGTTCTGTCTACTCCTGCTACCATAATTACCACTTTCCTTTCTTTTTTAATATGCTTGATTTTGGTCTTCATATATATAATATATAATTATAAATAAATTACCGAAACGACATAAAAACCCCCTCCACAATGGAAGGGGGTAAATTTGAAAGGAATGTTATATCTATTTGATCTTAAAATACCTTATCTAGTTATACGTTATTCGTGACAAATAGAGGGTACTGCTTTTCGTTACTATCTAAAGTAATTCTAGCTTCACTTCTATTTTTTATTAACTCTGTACAACTCTTGTCTAATAATTCTAAAGATGTCATTAATGGATTCTGTCCATTAGCATCTTGTCCTGGTCCTATTTTAGCAACTGCTATTTGGATTAATCTATTTATCAGATTAAGTCTTTCTGTTATAGGCATTTGTGTCTTAGCTGATATAAAAGCTACTACTCCTAGTTTATCTAATATACCTGCTGTAATATCTCCAAAATCGTTGTTAACTATACCAGCGTAATAAGATAAGCTTTCTCCTAATCCTCTTAAACCAGGCTTTTTCTTTTCTTGTTGAATTGATAGATTATACTTAGTATCATCGTTTACTAAATCTTTAGCTTTCTCACTAGTAATCAATTTTTTCAATTCTTTATTTTCTACTACTAATTTAGCTATATAAGTCATATCATTTAACCCAGGAAATTTCTTAAACCAAGAATCTTCTTCTGGTGGAGTATCTGGATTGAATTGAGGGTTCTCCTTAAAGTATCTAGTAATCACACAAGCCCAATCTACTGACAATTCATATAACAAAAGTGCCAGTCCTTCAGCTATATAAGGTTTACCAAAGTTCTCTCTACCATAAACATTTAATGATTTAGTAATATTTTTATCACACATCATATCAAATAATTGATTATAGATTTCTGCGAATCTAAATTTCTTTTCGTCAAATGTCTTATTTAAAATAGTATATAAATCTTCTACGTATTTATAGTTAGGTGCTTTAGTTATTCTACCATGAACTATAAATGCGTCCCAATCTATTTGTGTATCAATCATATATTGATCGAATTTAGCAGTTACTTGGCTTATAACGTCTATTGTCTGAATTCTAGTAGGCTCTAATTCTTCTTCAGCTACTTCTTCGTCGTATTCTATATCAGAATTGTCGTCTAAAGCTAAATCACCTTCATTGAGCGGGTCATCTGTTATAATTTCTTCTTCACCAGGAACTTCTGCTAATTCGTTTCCTAGTTCATCTTCAGCAGCTTCTCCGAATGTTAATCTACCAGATCTTCTCATTTCATTTATGAACACTGATTTCAACTGTTTACACCTCCTTCTTATACATGTTGCTTATATTTAATTATAGTCTGCAAATCTTTTTCGTATGAAGAAATAGCTGATATGAAATCGTCTGCTTTATATTTAGCGTAATTCATTACCATTCCTTCACTTATATAAACGAAGTCAGAATCTTCGTCTATTATAGATACACTAATAACAGGTAACTGATCTACTACTCTTTTATAATCTTCTTTTTTCATAAGATCTAATCCCTTATTCTTCATTTCTACATATTCACCAAATGATATAGCTATATGGAATAAAGGTGATTTAACTCCTTCGATCTTGTTTATTATTTTACTAAATGAATTACTCTTAAGCACTTTCTTCTCAGCATCTGTTCCTTTCTTCTTCCAGAAAGTTACAATATTCTTTAATTTCTTGATAAAGCTTCTTTCTTCTCTTAATACAGTAACATTTTCTAAAGCTCTTTTATTAAGCTCTATTATAGTCTTCATTATATCTTCTGTAGGAAGTGATCTAGGAGCTATGCTTAATCCTAACAATGTTTTTCTAGATTGTATCTTCTGGTCTAATCTAGTTACGTTATCATTATCTTTGTACTCTATTACTACTTCTATATAAGAAGGTAAAGCATCTCTTCCGTGTTGTATGAATTGACCAGCTTCTCCTGCACCTACAGCACAATCTATTTTGCTTATTAGTTCATAATCTTCTGGGTGACGTCTTACAACAGATGTAAATGAAGGAATTATATATAAATACTCACTATTATGTGGTCTCATATATTTACTAGCTCCGCTTTCACTAAAAGCTGCTAATACTTCCTCATAAGATAATTCACTCTTACCGTACAATTTAGCAGCAGCTTTAAGATCTTTACTCATAGGAGATAGAATCTTTTGTGTCTTAGCCATTCTAGATACTATAGAACCACCATCTGTTTGTGCCATAGTACTTTCTAAAATAGCCTTTGTTTCTAGTAAGTTTTTAACTTCTAATGCCTTAGCATATTTAGTAGCAAATGTAGTACTTATGGCATCACTTACAACCATAGGTTGTTTTAATACTAAATTACTTCCATATTTTCTTTCATTATTTAAATTAGCATTCCCATTAAGTAAATTTATAGGAACAGCAATTAAAGTAGCGGCAACATCAACCAATGATCCTACACCAGTAATTGACTTACCTAAGTTAGCCATATCTTGTAAATCTTCTACGTCAAATCCTGCTTCCCCTGATGTTTTTTCTCCTGCCGGTACTCTGTCTTTAAGTACGATATCTTTATCAGGTACACTAGTAGCTTCAGGACTATTTTCATCTACAGGAGGATTATATACTAAATTATCTTTAGCTTTATCTAATCCCTCTATAATATCTCCTACTTTGTCTTCTACAGCATCTCCTACTCTTTCACTCAATTCCTTAACTTCGTAATGATCTTTCTTAATATCTTCTTTTACTTCATCACAATCGTTCAAATAAAGATCTTTAGCTTTATGAGATGCTTTAAGCGCAAATAAAGCTATGATATTGTCAGCTAAAGAATCCATATAATTTTCTTCTAATTTGTCTCCACTTCTATTGACAGTAGCTACTAATCTTTTAATTTCGTTCTTAATAGTAAAATAGCTTTTTTCGAATTTACCATCAGCAAATATGTCAGATGGCTTATCTTGTGTGTGAATATCTAATTGTACGATATCATTCTTAACATTAGATATTTGAGTATTTAACTCAGGTACCGGATGAGCTGCGTCCATAGACTCAGCACTACACATTATTTTAATTTTCTTTATAGCTTCATCTTTAATCTCTCTTAAATTCATTTTTCCTCCATTCTCGTATATATAAAAAGATTCACCAACCGTTTCTCCTTCTAAGTCATCGTCCAATGAATCGAATAATACGTCTAAATCTTCTTCATCTTCAAATAAATCAGCAAAAGGATCTTCGTCGGCAAAGTTACCTGTTGTTATAGCTTCCTTAAATTTTTTAAAAGACTCTAATACTTGAGATTTAAATTCTTCTCCGTATTCTTCTTTATATTCTTCAAAGAAGTTATCGAATCTTTTCTTAGTCCATCTAGACAATTTAGCTTTAATCGTCTTTTGATCGGGTGATCGTTTAGCGTCTAAACGTCTCTCACGTTCATTCTCTTTTTTTATATCTTTAACTTCTTGTAAAGAATCTCCTACGAATTGGAAAAAACCTTGTTGACCTAACCAATCAGCAAATACTTGTCTAGAAGATTTACCAACGTTATGTAACCATTTACTGATTTTTTCCCAACGTTCCTTACGACTCATCTTATCAGAATCTTCCTTTTTATTCTTTAAAATCATAGATAAACATTCATCTCCTTTCTAATAATTTGTATACACGTAAGTTAAGCCACCCTTGAGAAACATAGATATAATATAGGGGATCATCCAACCCCTTCAATCTTGTTATGAAAACGCCCTTTTCAAAACGAGACTCCTTTACTGGTATAAACTGTCATATTTTGGCTGATGTGGATTTGTCCATATTAGTTATCTTTCTGAAAATACGTAGAATGCCTCCCAATCAGGGGAGGCTTTTTATGTCGTTAAAAAAAAAAGACGACATAAAGTTCCCCTCCTGATTTTAGGAGGGGTTCTTCTCATCCATCTCTTTTAAAAAGAATAATTTCCTATACTGATTTACAGTAGTTAAAACATCATGTGTTTGTGTCATCAATAGAGGATATTCTTTATTTATTAATGCCTCTACTTTCTTTAATCCTAATCCTTTAATTCCTTTATACTCATTTCTATCCATTCCTCTGATTAAATAATAATATGGTAAAAAGCTATAATGTATTTTAGGAAGATCCTTCTCTATTAACATTAATTGTCTATCGATTAAATATTTCCCATTATAGATAGAAATATCATGGTATGACAATATACAATTATAATGAGGATCTCTGCTAAATATTATATACTTCTTATCTGGGTGTAGATCAATCTTTTTCCATATATCTATTATAGGACTATCCTCTGTTTTTATTAAATCTAAATTAGGTTTTAGATCAGCTAATTTCTGTAATTTACTAATAAGGAATTTATCTATAAAATCTCTTATATTCTCATTCTTATATCTCTTCATTCTATCCTTACACCAATCTTCATATATAGAAGGAAAATAAGTATATTTCTCGAGATTATAATATATAGATATCTTACTCTCTGTAATATAAAGCTCTAAGAAGTAAGCTAAGTTAGAAGTAATAGTATTTACCAACTTTCTTCTCTCAGATTTCTCTTCAGGTAAATCATCTTTCATTACTAACGATAATAAAGAATCTAAATCTATTATCATTTCATCATACCCAAAGAAATCTCTGTCACCTGACATAAATAGGGACTTAAATATTACCGTCCCTATTAAGTCAAAGTCTTCTTCCTTTTTTACCCACTTATCTGACATATATACTCCATAAAATGATATAATGATACTTCCCCATTGGCCTCTTCTAACTGGTCTACTGGACCATCTTTATCTAGATTTATGTTACGTCTTTCATCATAGTATTTAACAGAGATTAAATCTTTTATACCTAATCTACTTACTATTCTCTTTAATGAAGTAGTAAGACTCATAGATAATTCTACAACGAATGTATCAAAGAAATTATTGAAAGGATTGTTTAATATCATCTTCATATAAGGTAAAATAAATCTACTACCTAAAGATGCTATTTTTGTTACTATTATTTCCTCAGGAGACATATCTAGTCTTTGATAATCTAAGTTATAATCTGTTAAAGAATAATATTCGTCTATATCTAAAGCGTGGTATGATATAATACCAGCAGATATGTAAGACGCTGTATAAGTAATATTCTCTAATTTACTTTGCACGTCTACTGAATTCACGTATCTCAATAAACTAAATCCAGGAGGGATTAAATACAATCTATTCTCTCTAATACACCAAAAGAATGTAGGTAATATAATCCCATAATATAACTTATTATTTTGATTATAGTTATGCACTCCTATAAAGGACCCGTAAAGAATCCTACTAATATCATTCTCATCTAAGAAGTTAATCTTGTCTAAGAATTCTCCTTGTGTTCCATCGGGATTTCTTACAAGTCCGTATAAATACATATAAAAATCACTATCACTTAAAGTAGATAAATATCTCCCTAAATTATTTCGATCAATTATAGTTGTATTAAATTCTGTATCATCAAATAATGAATCGATTAGTACGTTGTTCATTTATCCACCTCCTCTAGGTCTATATCTTCATAATATATTCCTAAAGGATCTCTAGAAATGTCTACTAAACCACATACGACAGTCTTACACAAGTCAACTATATTATCGGCTGTAGTATCGTCAAATATAGCTTCCTCATTGTGATACAAATATATATTTAATATTTCATCACTTATACGTATAATATTACCTAAATAATTATCCCAGTATAGTCTTGTATTCTCTGTCGTTCTATAAGTCTTAATAAGATGCCTAATACACTCAGCTATACCACTAAGTGTACTCTCTATAACGCCCATTAAGATTCCCATAGACAGCTTACCAGCTATCTCATCTTCATCATATTGACTCTCCGCAAAATAGGTTTTGAGGATAAGATTAGATAACATAAATGAGATCTTATGTCTAGTTTCTTCTATTAAGTAATTTATATGTCTTTCTTCATCTTCATCTCTTTTCAGTATAGCGTATACTTGACTTTTGAATCCTATCCCTATATTAGATATAAGTGTCTCGTAATATAAAGGACTTACTTTTATAAGAAAGTCCACATAAGCTTCTATTTCGTCACCTCTATCAGTAACATCTTTTCTAAGAAGACCGTCAACTTCTTGGAACGTACTTTCTGCCCTTTTCAGCAGTATAGGATCTTTTCTTAACGCATCCATTTCCTCAGCTTCAAATCGATCCCGAATATATTCCCCAAATCTATATTCATTAGGATCTCTATTAGGGTTATTAAGATTAAATCCAAAGAACTCCTTAATCCACATATTCTACCACCTCCCACAATTCAAATCCACTTACTATCCTTTTTTGAGGGTTTACACAATTCATCCTCAATCTAGGAAAAATGTCAGCTGTATTCCAGCTATTACAATAAGTATAATACTCGTCTATTATTTTATCTAACTGCCAACTATCGACGCCAGGTGTTAGACAATAAGGATGATAATCATTTATAAATAATCCTCCTACAATAAATAGGTCAAATATTTTATAAGCTAAGACATCTATATTCTTAGTATCTACTATAAATGTCCTTAGCTCTTCTTTGACTGCTTTAATAGCTCCCTGATCATCAAACACACTATTCTTAAGTATCTCATAAATCATTTTCATTTCTAGTCTTCCCACTATCTCCCAATATACTTCTTCGTAATTGTTAGGATAATCTCTGTTAATTTGATTCTTTAATATATGTAATCTACCACTATCCTTTAATGCTTTATAATAGTGGGCTTGTATAAATATCATGGTGCACCACCTTCTTATATTGACGACTAGATATTATTTCATCTGGTATATGAAAATGTAGTATAGTATTCTTTCCTAAAGGTGTCCCATTCTTACTGAAGTATACTCCTAAGTAATCTAGATTATAGAATTTAATCCAGTTATCATCTTCCTTTCCACCTTTCTTTGCGTTAGCCGCTATTTTCTTATTATCTTTAGTCTCTGTATGTTGAGTATAATGAGCGTACGCAAATAAGTTAAATATATCGAAAGGATTAGGATCTCTTTTATTATCTCTAAATAATACAGATTCTATCATCTCATCACTACTTGTCTTTATTTTACTTAAGATTTGATTTGGTTTAAGATTAATTCTTTTAGTAAGTAATTTAGGGTCTAATCTTCTATCTCCTTTTCCTGTCTCATTTATATCACTTAAGATAACTTCTTCTAATTTACCTAGGTGTATAAAATTACGAACAGGTGTAGGTTCACCATTTCTCTTTTGTAGTAATGTCTTAACCGCGATATTTACGTCTATTTTTGTTCTTCTTAAGTTAGCTCTTATTCTAGATTTCTCATCTGGTATACTAAGCTTACTAGCTTCTTTCTCAACCTTCTGGAATTCTTTAGGATGTTCATCCATATATAAAGCTTGTCTATACGTGTTCATGATTAATTCTTCCCATTCAGGTTCTTCTCTTTTGAATACTAATAAATCAGTAGGCTTATGATTCTTTACTTCGTCTACGCATAGTAAATGGAATGGATTTGTTTTGTAACTAAACCACTCGATGTAGAGACATTTACCAAACATCTCATCATCTTCTATTCCTTCATACACCGTATAATACTTTCCATTAGTGAATACTTTCATTGCTACTCTTTCACCTTTAGACGTTATTCTATTACTTTCTGCACTATTATACACACCATAATAAGAAATACCATCTATAATGTATTTACCCGTCTTATCTATTTCAGGAACAATTATGGTTTGCTCTTTAACAAACAAACCACTCTCACTTCTTTCCTCTGTCTTAGGAGGATCTTTCTCTATCCTTTCCAAAGCTTCTTGTAGTATTCTCTTAGCATCCCAATTCACATTTTGATATCCTTCTACCTCTCTGTCGAATTCTTCTAAGGTAATTTCTAAAGCAGATCTTCTAAATTTAGGACTTACAGTCTCAGGATCTATTAAATACTTCAATTGTAATTTACTAAAGACATTATCGATATTATTTATATCCACACTATAAGGAACATTTATATTCTTCCCCAACTTTACTAAGAACTCCTTATAGTCTGTCTCAAATGTGCTTCTTAAATCAGCTAGATCTTCATTCCATCCTACTAATATAGTACCCTTAAGATAAGCATAACAATCTCTGATAATATCTTTTATATCTCTATCTTTAGAATTTAGTAGGTTAGTATTAACTATATGTCTATCTAAACAAGTCATAAGATCAAACGCCATATCATTCATTATCTAATTCCTCCCTTATTTGTACTAAAGACTATCAATTAATGCTTTAAATTTAGGAGATAGCCCATTATTATTTTCTTTATTTGTAATATGATCAATATACAACTCCCATGCTTCAGTTAAAGATTCCATCTCTTCTTCTCTTTCGGGCATAGGTGAAAAGAAATCAGTGATCTTGATTATACCCCAATGTCTAGTAGTCGTATTTGAAATTTTATCTTTTTCAAATGTACCTATAGAAAAATGAGATTCTCTTTCTAATGTATAAATTCCATCCGTCATTTTTATCAATCCTCTCTATTAAAAAATAAATTATGTTCTGGACATAAAAAGAAATGCCACTAGCACCGTCTAATGACCGTACTAGTGGCTCCTGCTAAACTACATAAATCTTTTTCTAAAGTTTACGTAGAAAGCAGTTTCTAATTCCTGCACACTCAATGTGTAAACAGGTTCTATTTCTACTAAGTTTAATCCTAAGAAGCTGCAAAGTAATGATGCTGTATTAGCATAGAACTCGATAGTTCCATTTGTTTTATTCTGTCTATTAGGAATAGCGTATCTTTTGTCAAATATATTAGGATAATCGATTGATGTAATTAATTGCTCAGCTTCTACAGCTGTTTGTTGCTCTGCTAATTGAACAACGTTTTGAGCTTCTTGTCTTTGTATTCTCAGACTTTCTTCGCTTAAAGCAATTGTAATTATAGACTTAACTCCTCTCTTTAATTTGAATGCATTGTCAGAAGATGGTAAGTAATTCTTTAATACATTGCTTAACATTTCACTTCCTCTTCCATATACTGATTCAAATAATGTTGCTAATTCTGTAGCAGTCAGAGTTGTGTAGTATACGTCTTTTTGAGTAGGTATTTGGTTTTCTACAAACATTTTAAGTTCTTGCTTAGTTATTTTAACAGTATACTCGCATGTCTTTTCTTCATTTAAAATTACATTACTCATTGTTTTAAGCATCTTCACTTCTCCTGTCATCATATTATCCTCCTCTTTATGAATTTCTGTACGTCCGAAATTATTAGGGGATCCGAACATTCCCTCTCCAAATAATTCTGCACCAGGTATTCCTTCTCCTGTAGGATTTGCATTTAAATCAGCTGGAATCTCATTTTCTGGTACAATTCTTTCTTTTGTTTCTTTTTCTGTAGCATTGTTAACAGGTGCTCCTGCAAAAGCTTCAAAATTTACTTCGTTTGACATAATAATTCTCCTTCTCTAATTTTTTTTTTGTTTTTTAATTTAGCTAAATTAAAATAATTTAATCAAGTTCACCAATAATAGAGTCAATATCGAATTCTGTCGTCACAGATTCACTTATTGTATCGGCTTTCTTGATCTGTTTATAGTAATCGTCAGATGTTGTCCAATTCTCTGGTAGTATTTCCATTATATAATATGTAGTAAATGCTGCTTGGACTTTATCGATTAGATCTGACTTTGCTACATCGTTTGATATTACATTGTAACTTCTAAGATCATTACCAAAGAATAATATGAATGCTAATCCTCTTAATGTTCTATCGTTCATATCATCTAATACAACATCTAAAGGGAATTCATAATAATCTTCCTTAGCGTTCTCAATGTAACCTGTAACTTGTTCCTTGTAAGTCTCCCATAACATTACTGTAAATCTTCTGAAGAATGTTAAGAAGCTTTCCTTATTATATTTTATGATATACCTATTAATATCTAGCACAGATACAAATATATCAAAGTAATAAGGATCTAATGTAGAATACTCCAATAATTTATCAATTCCATGTTCCATCATAGCTGTAACATCTATTGATTTATCTTTAGAAACTTCATCCAATGTTACCCTTATATTTTCTAAAGCATTCATTAAAGTAAATACACTAACCAGACCTGGTACCTTTAGTGGTAAGTTCTCTATTACCACTTCAGCAGCTTCCGGTATTTCCATTATTATATCTAGACATCTCTGGAATGATGTTGCTTGATTTCTAACAATGCTTTCAATCAATGATCTTAAGAAGACACTCTCTTTATCATCTTGCTTAATAGAGTTATAAAGCTTAATAGGAAGTACGAATCTTTCTGTTAATATATTCTTACTTCTTGTATTTCTGTCCCACTCTATATGCTCTATGAAGTCGAGTATCGAATCTCTTACTTCTTCGTCATTACAGTTAAAAAAAGTTTCTATTAGATTGTCGTGCAACATTCGTAAAGTACCAACTGTATCTATAGCATAATAGATATCGTAGTACTTATTCGTAATAATCATATCACGAAACATATTTAACCCAGCTATGTCTAATTTAAGTAATACCATATAACCAGATATTTCTAGTAGTCTTTGGAGTACTTTAAAATTCTTAGTCTCAAGGTAAAGCTCAATTAATTGCTCCTCCTCGTACGCATAATCTTTCAATCTCCGTTCACCTCACTTTCTGTCATATTTTGTAATGTAGCAGATTACTATCACTGCTATAATATATAACTTGAAATAATTAAAATCCTCATTCCAAGTATACATAAGGTTCGACTTTAATCTACCAAAGCTCTCCACTATCGTCTAATAATATAGTCTTTTCTTGATATATTAACGATAAATACTCTTCTAGTGCTTCTAACGATGGTACCTTTATAGTAGACTCTTCTAACTCCATTTGACCAGGGTGATCTAAATCATTAGCTTTAAGTATTACCCACCATAAGTCATGACTTCCGTATAAACTTTGTGCTAATCCTTTAGGATTATATTGGAAATATATTTTCTCTTCATCACTCATAGTTAATTCTCTGTAATTCTTCTCCTGCCAGAAGTTATCAAATACATCGCTAATATGCGTCTCCATATCTACGTCCATATATCCTTTATAATAAGTAATACTTTTACCATTATAGAAATTTATCCAATCATTTAATTTTACTAACATTCCTGCACCGTTATCAGATATAGTACCCATTTAATTTACCTCCTTTATTTTACGTATCTTATTACATCATCCTTTTTAAGAGGAACTGCTCCTTCTACTCTCACTACTACAAAATTATTTACATCATATGTACCATTGACGAAGAATCCGTATGCTAATGACCCTTTAGGTACTTTAACATTATTTAAATTCTCAAAATAGAAATTAAGTATACTCATAGCTTTCTTAATATCATGTGTATGCGCTATTATATCGTCTGGTGCACCATCAGGACTAGGATCTTCAGAATCTTCTGTAATTCCGTCTACTTCGCTGTATCTATCTTTAAATACATCTCCTTTTAATTGGAAAGCATAATCTGTATGATTCTTAGCGTATATAGTAGTCTCCCAAGTCATATCTCCTACAGCTTCTCCTCTTTCGAATTGCTCTGGTCTACCACCTGAGTTAATTACATTTTCTCCTCCTTCATATTGGTTATCCATTAAAGGAAATAATGCAGGTATCGTAACTTCAAATACTTCGTCTCTTATATGATGATCTTTTTGTAACACACATTCAAAATAAGCTCCATAATCTATGTATGTACGTTGTCTAATGTTATTCGACATATTTCTACTCCTTCCTTAATAAAATACACAAATCGGTTTTTAAAACTCAAACTATCCTTTAGAAAAACAATTTATTTTTGAAAGGAGAATATATGTTAAAATCTTTAGAAGAGACTTTATATCATACATTTTTTATACAACCATCAAATGAAAAAATAATTAAGATAAATCTTCCTAATTATTATAACTTTGGAGAAATGTTAGATATTTTTACTGAGATGTCAGAAAACGATGTTTCTAGAATAACGTTATTGACTGTAAAGCATAGCTCGTATAAAATAGGTAAAGAAAAAGGATTCCATACTGTTTATTTATACGATTATTTGGACTTTAACGACAATGACTTCTTTGTCAAGGATTATATATCTGACAGAGGAATTGTTATATTAGAGAATGCTGATTCTATATCTTATTCTTTAGTAATGAATATAGCACAATCTATATCTCAGACATCACAACTATACGTGATGTATGATTCGTTTATACCTAGGAAATATTTACCTTATGAAGACGTAGTAGGATTAAATACTAATCAATACGAAGTATCTCGTATAAACAGCGATAAAAATGTGATGAATGTATCTATTAGACATTACTTAAATAGCTTAAGAGATAGAGGTACATCTTTAGACGTAGCTTTAGAAAAGGATAATAATAAAATACCTAAAGAAGAAATAGCTGTATTTGATATAGCGGCTAATCTAGACTTAAATAAAGTTATTATAACACCCCATAGAACGTTCGTAAGAGATTTAAATTGGAAGATAAGAGAATTCTTAGGCTTTACTACAGGAGAAGATATTTACTTACCTAGAGAGGGAGAATGGTTAATAGTCGATAGAGCTGCAGAAGCAGCTGCCGTAGCTGACAATAGGAAATTTACATTACCTACAGGATACAGACTAAAAGTAAGTGGATGTAGAACAAATGTAGATGGGTTATCGTATGAAATATTATTTGATTATTTAACCCCTGATGGAGAAATAGTTCCTTGTATAACGTACGCTTCTAGACGTTATTTTGAATTCTTAGCTACTGGCAATAGTGAATTAATACATAGTCCTTATAGCTATTGTCTATATTATGCTTATGTAGTACCAGCTTTTTATTCTATAAATAATGAATTTGAAGATGGTATTGTTTTATACGATAGAATATTAGCACCTGATAAGAAAGATCTTTACAGTTGTATCTTACCAATAAAGAAAGATATTACTATATTATTTAATAAAAAAGGAGAGAGAATGTTACTCAAATAAGAAAGGAGAATCTATGACGTTAAGAAAGTATATAGTCCATCTGGTAGAAGAAGAAGATGTAAAGAACAGCAAATCTAGTGAAGATCTTAGGGATAGGGTCGAAAGGTGTAAAGCCTATAATAGAATATTAAAAGATCCATTGTTACAATCTGCGTTAGATCAAAAAATAGATACAGAAATTAAGAAATATTATAATAGTCCAGCAGGATTGTTAGAATTAATATTCGATAGAGGCGATCTATTATCAATAAAATTTAAATCAGACGAAAGACATCCTCTATTAGTAGAAATAAAAACTATGATATCATCTTTAGTAAATTTACACGCAACTATAAGTTCTGATGAATGGTTACTAAAGAGATACCCTAATAGTGTAGAAATCATAAAAGACAAATTAATTAATTGGGTATCTAATCTTGCAGCAGATAGATCGGTTGATATTAATTGTCTTAAAGACCCTATAGAATTATTTAATAGAGAAGAAAGAGAGGGCTACTAAATTGACATCTTTAAAAGAATTTTTAACTGACGAATTAATTAAAGCACAAAAAAGATATGAAGCTATTAAAAATAAATCAGACTCTTATTCAATAGGATATATCAAAGGCGTAGAGTATACCATAGAGAGTATACTGAAAAACGATAAATTCGATAAGGTATTAAATACCATTATAGATACTGAGCATATGATGAAATATGATTTGAATGGGTTTGGTTATATAATTATAACAATAGATAATAGTAAAGTGTCCAGTATTGATTTTGTAGCTAAAAATGATAATCCTATCAAGAGAGATAAATTCATTAAAGAATTATTTACATTAATGAATAATATGTCTTATGAGAAATGGGATGTATATGACACAGCAGCTGCTAGAATAATGATAAAGGACCAATTAGAAAAATGGATAATAGAAATAGCTTCAACTAATGATCCTAATAAAAGATCAATTAAAGTTAATCTTATTTAAACGACATAAAAACCCCTCCCTGAAATGGGAGGGAAAATATGTCGTCAAAAAAAAAATTATAGTACGAAATCATTTGCTGTTGGTTGTGTAGCAACTCTAAAGTCAACTATAGCTGTTCTATTTACGTAATCGTCTAAAGTCTTCTTACAAATTTCCATTACATTAGGTAATGCTGTTGTATAAGCATGTACTTTAAATTGTATAGCCATATCAACTAATGAGTGATCTCCTCCTTGTGATTCTAACATGTTAGAACCTAAGTTGTTTGTAGGTACCATTCCATAAAGAACAGCTCCTGTTTCTACAACTTGGTAAGAAGGGTTAGTTACAACGTATACTGCTGTCATACTATGGTTACCTTCGTGGTACTCTAATCCTGTTAAATGAGGATATTGAGCAGCTGAAGATCCTGGTGCATATATTAAGTGCATCCATGTTGTAATATAGTTATGAATAGGCAGTGTTGTATATTCTGCTGTAAATGTCAAAGTCAATTGGTTTGTCTTACCAGTAAGCTTACTTACGTATTGCGAACTGTTCTGATCTGTCATAGCATTTACGTCTGCTACTTCCAATTGATAGTCTTCAAATCCACTTACAGAAATCAATGATCCTGCAAATAATACTTTCATGAATGCAGTTTCGTTAGGATACAATAACTTCATCATTTCTGGCATATCTCCAGGAACAAATATAAATCTTCCTTTCAAGAATGGTTGTAACTGGTTAAATGTTTTTTTATTGAAAATCAATAATTCATTATATAATTTATCATCTGCAGCTCTACCTTGTCCGAACTTAGTCAAGTTTCTAATGTGGTTACCCTTATTAGAAAGTACATAGTTCATCGTATCTAGAACTGAGTTAATTTGATTACTTGCCATTTATTATCTCCTTTCTAAACCTTACGCTGTTTCTGGTAAAGCATCAATATGAATTACATGGTATTTAATAGTACCTCTAAATCTAATAGAGATGTCGTGTGTTAATAGTCCAAAAGCTTTATCGTAAGCAGATTTAAATCCACAACTATATTGAATGTCGTCTACTTTTGGTCTAAAGATATCTAGAGCATTATTAACGTGAGCTTCTATTGCAGCTACTTGGTCTGCTGAAGTCAGTTTATGAAGATCATCTTGTAGTATAGTATAAAGCGTCTTCAATATTCTGTTGATTATTGAGTTGTTATGGAATTCTTGTAATTTACTAGTCTCTCTAATCTTGTAATTAGTTTTCTGACTATTTAACCACAATTGTCCATTACTATATACTTTACATACAATATATCCAGCATCTAATAATTTATCATTATTTTCACTAGAAAGATCTCCTAAAGCTCTATATCCTTTACTTTCAACTCTAGAAATTAATCCATTAGAAGTTCCTGCTATTGATTCCATATATCCTCTACTATAATGAGCGATTATATTATTCATTATAGCAAATGACATAGGTACTCTGAACATTCTGTTGGAAGAAGGATCTATGAAGTTGAAGTTACCTGGACAGTATAAGAAGTTTCTACTTTCCCAATTGAATTTCTTCTTGAAGTTAATAGCTTCTGTATCTGTCTTAGCTGATATAGGTGCATTGAATATTATTTGAATATCATTTCTTTTTTCAGAGAATCCTATCATAGATTCCTTTACTGATAAAGGATATCCCATATCTATTACATAGTCAGCGTTATTAGCTTGTAAAGAGAATAACTCTCTAGAATAAACTCCTAAGAAAGCATTACTAAATAACTTAGCTAATACTTTTTCCTTTTTCTCTGTTTGTCCTGCAGGAGCTACGTTGAATTCTTTTTCCCAATCGAATTCTTCCATATCCTTTAATACTCCGTCATCTCCTCCAGTAAAAGGAATTCTTCCAGCATTACTTACTTGGAATATATTTCCTAAAGCACTCATATCTGTAGGATTGAAGTATCTCATTGCGTGCCAGTTAGGATCATTTGGCTTATCAAATAATTCTTTAACAGCTGCTACTCTTTCTTCTAAAGCTTTAGCTTGAGTTCCTGCTAATGCAGATCCTGTTGTGAATAAAGTTGTTCTAGCGAATAAGCTTTGAATTATTTTTGCTAAAGCATTCATGTTAGAATGATCTAAAGTTTTAACTACAAATTCATCTCCAGCAGTATCATCTTGATATTGTCTTTCGATAAATAAAGGTATAGCACCTTCAAATACCTCATTATTTAATGATACAGTCTGTCTACTATTTGCAACTTCCTCAGATCTTCTTTTATCTCTTATATAAGAAGTAAAAATAGGTCTACCATTTACAGTATTCTTTTCACTTCTAGTTATGAATTCGAAGTTATTTCCGTAACTTCCTTTTCCGTTATACATTCCGTATATTAATGGGAATAATCTCTTATTTCCTGGATTAGGATTACTTAACTCCTGATCAAACTCAGATTGAGCTAATAATGTAAGATCGTCTACACTTCTAATTTCTCTTAATTCTTTAGTAACGAAAGATAATCTTGAAGTATATACTTTATGAACTATATGTTGAGAAGTAGGCTTTTCTAAACCAGCTTCTGTTCCTGCATAAGGATCTTCTACGAATCCTGATCCATCTCCTCTGATCCAACCAAGTGTCTTTTCTATAGATGAAGAATTTTCATTTTTAGTTTCTATTTGTAAATACATTATAAATGCAGCATTAGTAGCTGATTCATGTTTTACTGATTGCAATACTACGTTACCATTAGCTAAAAGGTGTAGTGCAGCAGCTGTATAAGGTAATCCAAATCTTGTGATATTAGGTTCCCCATATTGCTCTACCATTTTTTTATATCCAGCAATACCGTGGAACGTCTTCACTACTCCAGTAACACCTTTTTCTGTATACACCGGCGTATACATAGTACCTGCTGAAGATACTAATGTTGGCTGACTTACGATTGAGTGATCAGTAACATAGGAGAATACTCCAGGATCTTTATGATTAATTCCACCATCTGGAATATTATGAATTTCAAGCATTTACATTCCATCCTTTCTTTTATTATTTTTTTATAAGCTTATAAAAAAATCTATCTATTCACATATAAGGTGTCGCCAATATATGCAAATTTTTAAATCTTTTTTATAAGTTTGCGAGTTTTCTGGCAACTTTTATGTGTATTTTTTAAACACTAAATAAGAAAAATATTAAAATAAGAAAGGACGATAATATGGAATTAGAAAAAGATACTTTAGGTGTAGTAAGCGAGACTATTAAAAAGGTAGAAAATGAGGACATTACACCCGAGTCTGTTAATGAATTAGACGGTCAAATAATAGAAACCACAAATGAAGAAGGTAGAGTACAAAAATACAAAATTACTGTAGAGGAAAGAGAGGCTACTCCTGAAGAGTTAGCTAAAATAAATGAAGTACCTGATCAAAATGAAGAAGATACTAATATAGTAGAAGAGTCAGTATTTGACGTTAATAAAATGATAGAAGAAGATACGTCTATGAGTGAAGAAGAAAAGAGAATGATGAAGAAGCTTCTATTAAACGAAGAAGGAGAGCTTGACATAAAATTAGATCAAGTTAACTTTGAAGCTTTAAAATTCTCATTAGCTCAAGTATTTAAAACAGAAGAAAATCAAAAGATACTTCCTTATATCTATACTACTAACGAAGAAGAAATAAAGATAAATCATTCTATGTATGATATAGAAATAGATACTATTAAATATCATTTAAAAGACGAATTTAAGGAACTAGTAGAAACTTCTGAAGGAGATGAAGTTTATTCTCTTTATCAAATCTCTTATAAGAAAGTAGAAGACAAATTTAAAGACATTCCTGATATACTAGACAAAGACAATAAGGTAATTAATAAAGAAATATACGGAGAATTACTATACGCTTATTCTCAAATAAATAAAGTATTAGTGGAAGAGTATTCTGAGATACTAAGAAAAAAAGCTTGGAAAACTCATATAAATCAATTATTCCCAGTTAGTACTGGTGTTTACTTTGATTTTAAAAAGTTAATGTCTGAAATAGATGAAAAAAAGAAATATAAAGATCCTGATATATTAGGAAGAAAAAGATTATACGATTCTTTTATAAAGAAAAGTCATAGAAAAGAAGTAAATCCTGATCTATTAAATACTTTCTTAAATCTATTAGAAAACGGAGCTTGGATAATGGTCTTAGCTTACGAAATAGGTATCAATAAAGTAGAAGACTATAAAGAAGTATTAGAAAAGATCAATAATAATACATATGAGAATATTTGGTTATTTAGAAAATGTAAGCATGCCTTCTATAAGTACTTAGATATGACTTATAGAGATCAACCTCATTTGAAAGGATCTATAGGATGTCTAGAAAATCAAATAAATTCTAATCATTTAGCAGGTACTCAACTATTAAAGAATCTAGTAGATATATTCAAATTAAAAGATGATGCTGAAGCTTTAGAAAGTGAAATGACGATTAAGTAAACGGACTCCTATAAAATATTAAGAATAAAGGAGGAAAAATATGCAAGATTACTTCGGTAAAAAAGGACACCAAATAATATGTAAAAAACCATGTGAACTAGTAATCCATCGACAAAACGTCGTGGAAACTCCTGACGGAGATTTAGACACGTTTATGTTTGGTACATTACTTTTAGTTCATAACGGGTCTAAATTAGAGCCTTTTACTGTGACCTTAGCTACTAAAGTAGTGATACCTATATATTCGTCAGAGCAAATAACAAAGAATGACGATGACATACATTTAACGATACATTTTGAAGAAGGAGATGTGTTTATAAAACATGATGAAGTTCCTGCTAATATAAGAAATGTATATGATTTATTTAATAATGTATTAAGTGGAAGATTGAGTGATTCTATACCTTATTATAAATATTATAAGATATTATTGAATTGTATGGAATTAAATCACAAATTGTCATTCCCAAGAGTGTTATTGGAAATAATGATAGGTGAACTATTTTTAGATAGTAGAGGTAAACCTGTTAGACTAACACCAGGTGCTCATGGTAAATCTGCTTCAGTAGACGATTTAGTGCAAACAAAGAATACTTTTAATAGTATTACATTTAATGATCCTACTAAAGCTGCTTTAATAAGTATGGGAAGATCAAAAGAAGAACAACAAAAGAATCCTTCACCTTTAGAATTGTATTTTAGAAAGTAAACAGAGTAATATAATTAAGATACTCCTTTTATTGAAATTTTACCCCTCC